CAGACTTGCGGTGCCGCCAAGAATTAAGCCTGCACCGACTGCACTTAAAGCTGTACCGACAGTGGTAAGCGTTCCAGCAAGCCCTGAAACTGCCGCTAGCCCTGAGAACGTGCCAGTCGTAGCGCCAGTGATCAATCCGTAAGTTCCAAATAACCCAGCGCCAGGCAGCAAGAACGACGCAGCAACTAAGCCAACACCAAGCAAAATCTGTGTCGTACCACCACTACCCGCACCAGAAATCACAGGCACCACAAGCAATGGCTTGCTGCCAAACGGAAGCTGTAGCTCGTCATATCCCATCGCCGCGCCACCTTGAATCACCTTGTACCCAACGCCGTTATGGTGCGCTTGCACCATTTCTTCTCTCAAGCTTGGATAGTTGATGCACAGCAGCTTGATTGCATCTGCTGGGGTCTGCAGGTTGTAATACTCGTGGTGCTTGCCGTACTTCTCTCCCAGCTCACCCGCCAACAGAACCAACTGCATGGCGAAAGACTGCCGCAACGCTCTGCCTATAGTAACGGCCTAATGGCTCTAAGGCACTTACGCTGTTCATTCGCTGGTGCAGAATCTTGTCGCCACCTACATAGATTGCAGCGTGCATGGGCGTCTTGGTGCCTAAACGCATGATGATCACGTCATGAGGCATGCGTTCATCAAACGATACTTCGTCGAAACCAGCTGCTCTTGCATATTTTAAAAACAAGCTGTCAGTGCGCTCTAACGAGTCAGGTCGCGGAAAGTCCGGCACATCAATGCCAAGCAGCTTGTAGTAATCACGCAGCAAAGAGAAACAGTCATTTTTGCCGTAATCCCACTGCAGTCCGACTAGGGATCGATAGTCAACCATTCTTTGTGCGGCACAGAATATACGAACCAGGGCAATCCGGTTTGGGTGCAAGCTTTACGGTCTGCTTCACTAACTGGAGTACCGTCTGGATGCGAGTGGACGACACCTTCGATGTCTCCAAAATACATAGCACGCGCATAGTCGACAGGCTCTAAAACAAAATTTGACCTTGGATCATCTGCGATATTGCGGCAAGGGAAATACATGCCATTGACAACTAGTCCGCAGCACTCCTCAGGCGCTCGCTTGCAAGCGTGCCTTTCGGCTTCAAGCTTGAAGTCTTGCCCCAACGAAGCCCCCGAAAGGAAGGTTGTCTTGCGTACCAAATCTTAGCTGGCAACTCGAAACCCTCTTGCCGCATACGTCAGCAGCTTTACGTTGCTCAAGAGTACCGCTTGTAATTTTTTGATTAGTCACTGTGAAGCAACTGTCGCCTTTGTAGCCGCATTCAACACCTCGATACTTCCAAGGGCAGAACTCCTCAACAGTGCGGCGAGGCAGCGCAAGATTTGTTAGATCAATCTTCGGAGCAAGCTCAAACTCTACAAACTGCTGATTTTCAGACGACACCCTGTCGATATACCATGTCTCAACGATCTTGGCGTCAGGGTCAGCCGTGTCATTGAAACTTTGTTCTATCAGGGTGTTTCCTCCTTGTGTAATCAATAAATCAGTTACGTCTGCCTCGCTGGTAAGTGACGGGTTCTGATTGTAGTTCGCAGCGTCAATAAACTTCGCAAAAGTCCTGATGCGCCTGACCTTTGCCGCCAAAACGTTGTAAGCCAGCATCAATGCTGTAATTGCGTTGTTTGCATTAGCAACCCGCAAGGTAGGTCGTGGCAATACGCCTTTACCAGAAAACTCAAAACCATCGATCTCAACAGGCACTGCTGGATATGTGAATCCTCCAAACTTTATGTCCTCAGTTAATCCGTTTTTTCCAGCGTGATACCGCAATACGTCGTTAACGTTATTAACCTCTTGCGTCAATTCAACCTCAAACAAATCAATTATTGCAGTCGGCGCAAGTCTTAGTAGCTCTTCTGCTAGCGGTTCAAATGACTCCCACTTAACAGTGCCATCCTTAAGTTCAGTGGCAATTTTGAAGGGAAACGCGGGCTCCTTGTTGGGGAAGTCTGCATAAACACTTGCTTCACCTGAAACGCCAGCCGCAATGCATTTAAAGGCAAGCGTATTTGCCTTGGCTGGATTGGCTCTTACTACGTCGCCAAGCTCATACGTCCTGTTGGCTGACCATGCGTGGAGCGAATACGGATATGCCATCAGGTCTCAAACACTTGCTCAAACGTAGCTGCAATGTTGAACAAATTTGAATACGGCATCGTCTTTGTCCACTCTTTGCAAATCCATTTATAGGTGGTGCTTTCGTCTGGTGGGCTCCAGTTAAACGATTGAACGCCACCGCGAGCCTCTAAAAAATCTTCAATAGTATTGGCGTCAGTTGCTGTCCTGTTCTCCCACTGCAACGTCCACACCTTTGGATCTTGGTTTATGCCAAACGTTGCCCGCTGGCTATAGCCTGATCCAAACTGCACCTGCCGTACACGAGGTGCTGCCTTTTTGCTTGCGCCATAGTCAGCGTCAATGCTTGGAAAAGTAGCCATTAGCTAAGCAAGCCTCCAGGACGCTTTTGACGCACGATCTCAGCCTGTACGGCCGCACCGATTGCAGAACCTAATGCCTTTGCGTTTGGTTGGTTGCCTTGCACCTTAGAGCCAGAAGCATCGACGTTCACAACCACGTTACCAACGCCGCCAGAAGCCTCAACACCTAACTTGCCACCCCGCCCACGACGTAATGGCATGATCGCTTCCGGCCCAGCCTCACCCATCAAGCCAGCACCATTTGCCATCGGGAACAGCGTCGGCTTATTGACAATGCCGCCATAAGCAAACGGGACAATCTTGTTCTTGGCGATCACCCCACCATCAGCAAAACCCGGTAAAGACAAGAAAGTTCCAACACCAGGAATTAACGACAACCCTTTAAACAGTGCAGCCCTTGCAAAAATGCGAGACAGGTCTTGCAGGATGGACCTTGTCAAATCAGCAAAACTTGCCTTGCCAGTTGCGACAAAGTCGGCAAACGCATCGCCAAACTGCTGTACTGCTTGCACACCTCTAGCAGCCAAGGCCTCGTTTAAGTTCATGGCCTCTTGGAATACCTTTTGAAGGCCGCTTCTGAATGACTCAAGAGGCGACTCTGCTTTGTTTAAGGCCGCGACAGCTTCCTCCAGTTTTTTCCTCAAATCCTCTGTGCTGATTACATTTTCTTCCACTAAAACATTATATTTTAGCATTAACTCATTTACCTTAATTTGATTTAGCTCTTGCTGCACTTGCTCTTCGTTTAGCAAGCCTTGTTCGCCTTTTGCTTTTGCAAGAAGTTCGTTTAAGTCTAATTTTGCTTTGGCAACATTGTTTGCAGTCTTTAGCTCGTCTTGCTGGAGCTTATTGAGCTGACCAGCTTCTTTTTGCGCGATTCTGGCAAGCTCAACAGACTTCTTGTTAGGAGGCAGTTTTTGGGCGGCAACCCTGGCAAGTTCTGCCTCCTGCTTAATAGCCTCTTTTGTAAGTTCAATTCCCTTGGTGCGGTTTTGAATTGCACGAATTTGAGCAGCAGCATCGGCTTCCGTGATGTCTTTAATGGTCTCTGCTGCACCGCCACCGCTTCCATCACCACGGGCAAACCCTTTGCCTTGCTCAGGTCTTTTTATGTCAGCACTTGCATCTCGCAACTGTATCTGCCTGGCAATAGTTGCTTGAGCCTGACGGCGTCGTCTTTCAGCCCCTCTTCTGTCCCTCACTAACGTGGCAGTCAAAATATCTTCTTCGGCCTTCTCTAAATCAGCCTGTGCTCTTGCAAGCTTTTCGGGGTCAAAAGATAAGTTGAAAAATTTAGCTAGTGCTGCAGTTGCCTTTGAAATTTCCCTTGCAATACCATTAAATATGTCCTGAAACGCTGCGCCAACTGGAGCAAGCAACGTACCAACGTTCTCAGACAAGCGCTCCAACGTGACCTTAAGTCGATCACCAGCCGCAGCAGGGCTGCTAGCGATTGTTTCAGCGTTTTTGCCATAGCGCTTAAATATGCTGCTTGAAAAACGGAGGAAATCTTCAAGCGTGACCTCGCCTTTTTCTAGTGCTTTGTCTAACTCAGCTGGAGTCTTGTCCATAGACTCAGCGAACAAAGTAAACGCACCTGGAAGGCGCTCGCCGATTTGTTGCCTGAGTTCTTCAGCGCTAACTTTGCCCTTGGAGAAGACTTGTGCGCTAGCAGTTAGTGCAGAGTCAACATCAGCCAAGGAGCCACCTGTTGCCCTGACTGATGCAACAATTCCGTTGAATACATTCTTTGTATCTTCTAAAGTTCCGCCTGCGCCTTGGACAGATGCTTGTAGCTTTGTAAATTGTCGCGTGACAATTTCTTGCGGTATTGCAAACCTTTCAGTCGTCTCCTGAATAAAGCTTAAGGCGCTTGTATATTCTTCTTGACTTGTCGTGACACCTTGCAGCGCAATTCGTAATTTGCTCAGGTTCGCTGAATATGCAGCAGTGGCTCCTAGCGCTTGTCTGAGCTGGCCTATCTGAGCGCCAATCGCAGCACCAGTGGCTGCGCCTGCTGGCCCGGCAATTGCACCAATCGCACCACCAATTGCACCCTCAGGGCCACCAAAAATGCTGCCTGCAGCAATAGCGCCTGTAGTCCTAGCAAGACTTTGGAGGCGACCGGCCCCACCTTTCCTGCGCCCCTCTGCTTTTGCAAGCTGTCCATTCAACCTTTCTATATCAGCAGTCAGCTGCTTAAAAGTTGTACTACCAAGCCTTGCCTCGTCCCTAAGGGCAGTTAATGCTGAGACCTGAAGTTTTAAGTTAGATGCTGTATTCCTGCTCGCCTTTCCTTGCGCAAGTATTTCTTTACGCAAAGATGCAACTTTTGGAGCTGCAGTTGTAAGCCTGTCCTCCAGTCCTGAAAGACTGCTTCTAATCTGATTAATTACACGCTGAGAGCCTGCATCCTTAAAATTAAGCTCAATAACCAGATCTTGAATCTTAGGCGCCATCAGAGGTCTTCCTCAGTTCTGTAAGGGCTGATGCCTCCATAATCTGGAGGCGTTCAAGCAGGTCTCTATGATCCTCCACATTGTAGAGGTCACACAAGCCTCCAGTACCAAGCAAAACCTCGTATTTCAGGCCGACGTAACCACTCATTGAGACTTGCCACTGGGTTTGCATCCGCAGAAACATCATCACGGCATCCCAGTTCTCATCCCACACTTCAAAGTCCTCTGACTTCTCAGCCTTAGGCTCTGGCAGCTTTAGTCCAAAAGCTGCAGCATCCTCTTGC